GCAATAGAGACTGAAGGTCTCATAGATACGTTATGTTGCGAGTGGACACAGGCTGTGCGTAGCACAGGGGCAGGTGTCCCTCTGCAACAAGGGGCGGGTGAATGATATCGGGTTAAGTTAACTTAGTAACTTGCGAAGCCTTAACTAAGTTAACTTAACTCAACGAGTTCATTCAACTCAACGTAGTTTGCCCCTTGCACCCTTGAAACAAGGGGGTACGGTAACGTAGAAACCTCTCACACGCATTCTACAACTAATTTCTAAAAGAGTATGTGGAACAAACTTGTTGATTTAATCGTTTGTATAATAGTACCTATACCCTTTAACTTAAAGCAATGCATGAAGTCAAAAAGAATCTACGAGATATTTAATATGTTTACAGGTGAATGGGAGCCTAAAGAAATGACAGAGGAGGAATTTCAAGAGATTCAACGCAGCATGGACTCTCAATCAGACATATTAGACGCAGAATACAAGATCATTACTAAAATAATATCCCAGAAAATGGGTATTTACGAAGCACCTGAAGGGAGTATGGATTAAAGTACTAGTTATATATATAATATACTAGTACTAGTATCGGTAACTAGTACTTCTATAAGTAACTAGTACTCTAGTACTATGATAGAAATTAAAAGAAGAATAAAAAATAAAACAGCAATGTATCCTATCTATACAAAAGCTGAAGCAGATAAGAAAAAGCTAAAATATCTTTATTGGAAAGAGTGTGACACGGGTGATTGGGGCATAACAGACGATGACTATGTGTCAGAATGCATATCACGTAGTGATTATACAGATAGGAACGGGAATACACGTACATTTGTAAAATTAACGTGTGGAGTTGGCTGGTGTTCTTCATTTTCTTCTATAAAATTTGAAACGAATCACGCATATAATGTGTATTCTAAGACAAATCCAGCAAAAGGCTGGGAAGAACAGGAAGCTGGTACAACCAGAGCCAAAAATACAGTAAATGCCTACGCTAATATGCTATTATCAGGAGACAAGGTGGATTTTTCTGCTCTAGGCAACATATATCGCCCAGATCAAAAGATACCTGAAGCAACAGTACGTAGGTTTTTAAAACAAAAGGTAGCAAAACGCATGGTAGAAGAAAAATTAAAAGATTTACTAGCTGGAAAGAGCGTAAATAAGGAATTTGCCGTAGATAACTTGTTACGTGCCTTGCATATGGCAGAAAATAAAGGCGATGTAAACAATTTCTTAAAGGCAAATGACCAAATAATGGATTTATTAGAAATGAAGCCTAGTAAAAAGATTACAACGGATACAGTTCAAATAGATTTGACAAAGCAAATAGCAGATACTATAGCAACTGAGGAAAAAAAGCTATTAGTACAAAGAAAAGAGGAAACAAACGAACAAGATGCTACATGATGACTATGAACACAACGATCAATACATAACATCTGACCAATTAGATATTGCCATAAGAGCATTGCATGTTATTTCCGTAATGCCTACAGCAGAGCCAGAATTTCTTTCTGGAGTAGCTTTAGACGCATTAAAAGAAATGGAAACGCACGGAATGCTATATAATTATGATGACGAATAAAATTGTTTGCTTATTGTCCTCTTATAGAAAAAACATGTGCCTATGCTACCGATTGTGGTGAGCATAAACATTGTGGATTGAAAACTGGCGATTATGAAATGACAAAGATACATAATATAACCAAATGCCCTAAACCAAAGAAAAAGCGTGGAAGAAGATAGAAAAAAGGTAATAAATAAATTAAAGAACAATATGATTATGTTCGGCAAGGTAGCTATGCCTAGTATGTTCTCTGCAGCCTCTCCAGATTTTCATTATCAAATTGCAGACGTTCTCCTTGACGATTCCTCCCGTCAGGTGAACATAATAGCCCCTCGTGGTCACGCAAAGTCCTCCATAGTAGGTGGAGTATATCCACTATATCACATCATGCATCACGAGGGTGCTAAATTGATTGTCCTCGTATCCAGAACACAGGATCATGCTATAAAGTTATTGGGTACTATAAAGGATACTCTGGATTACAGCCAGACGTTTCGTTCTGTGTATGGATACTGGGGACAACATTCTGCTAGGCAATGGGCTAAATCAGAGGTAGAGCTAAAAGATGGCTCTATGATTATATGCAAAGGAACAGGACAGCAGTTACGTGGTATTAAAGTAGGTTCTCAAAGACCTACCTTAATTATTGTTGATGACCCAGAGGATGAAAACAATACTAAAACTGCTGAAGCAATGGAACAAAATCTTAGATGGTTATTGCAGTCTGCCGTTCCATCACTAGACCCGCAAACAGGAAAGATTATTGTTATTGGGACTCCACAGCATCAACGCTGCATGGTGGAGGTATTAAAAGAAATGAAAGGTTGGAACAATATGCACTTTGCCCCAGACATGGATAGGGGCGTTGCATTGTGGGAAGAGTGGCAACCTATTAAAAAATTACAACAAAAGAAAGAAGAGCTGGAGTCTATTGCACGAGTTAGTGTGTTTTACAGGGAATACCTGTGCCAGATAGTTGGTGATGAAGACCAGCTATTTAAAGAAGCTTATATTAAGTATCATAACTATTCTTTAGATATGGATAGTGACCACCAGCACTTCTTAGATGACGGGGAAAATAGAATCCCCGTAAATGTATTTATGGGAGTTGATCCTGCATCCTCAATACGCAAAACAGCTGACTACTCGGTTATAATGCCTGTAGCAGTTGATAATAAAAACAACAGGTATATTCTAGAATATTACCGCAAAAGAGCAACTCCCATGAAATTAGCTGAAAGTATACTTGAATACTTTAAGATATACAGACCAGTAAAGGTTCGTATAGAATCTGTAGGCTATCAAGAAATGCTTAGAGAATATCTAAGGCAGCGTACAGAAGAAGAGAATCTATTTATTTCAGGATTAGAAATAAAAGAAACACCTAGAAATAGCAAATCATCCAGACTAGAGACAATGGAACCCTTCTTTGCACAGGGCAAGGTATACATGAAAGAATCTATGCTTGACCTTAAAGACGAATTACTATTATACCCTAGAGGTAAGCATGATGACTTATTAGATGGATTATACTATGCAATGAAAAAATGCTATCCACCTTTCCACAAAGAAGAGAAAAAAGACAAGGGAGAACTAAAATATTCACGTAAATCAGACGACATAAGTTGGAAAATAGCTTAATTTGGAACTTTCCACTTAATGTAGTAGTTTAAGTAGGTAGTTTATCGATAAAACTGGTATATACGTACAAATTGTCTCATAAGAAACACAAAGAAGTACAGTTAACTCATGATCTTTTAAAAGATTACAGTTCTTCTAGAGAGAACTGGGCAAAACAGGCGGTAGAGGATAATGAGTTCCGTAATGGCAAACAATGGACTGAAGAACAGGCGAAGATACTTCGTGCCCGTGCTCAGGAACCTATTGTAGTAAATGTAGTCCATTCTGCAGTTGAACAAGCAAAAGCTATGTTAACTGCTAATAAACCAAGATTCCAATCGACAGGTAGAGAAACAAGTGATACGGAAGTTGGTAGAGTATTCTCTGATTTAATGTCTTATATATGGGATCACTCTAACGGCAATGTGGAATTAAAACAGGCAATTGATGATTATTATGTAAAAGGCATGGGGGTAATGTTAGCTTATACAGACCCAGATAAAGATTTTGGTCGTGGAGAAGTTTGTTTAAAATCAATAGACCCATTAGAAGTCTATTTTGACCCCAGTTCAAAAGACCCATTTGCTAGAGATGCTGGTCATATTATAGTTGGTAAGATTCTTACCCAGAACCAGCTTGTTGATGCTTATCCAGAGTATGAGGAATTAATTAGACAAGCTACGGAAACTAAATATATTAATACTCCATCTGAATCACGCTATGGTCGTGAGAGTCAAGATGTAACAGTAAAGTCTAGATTATCAGGAGAAACAATAACTGGTGACCGTGAACTAGAGTTATTTGACAGATATACCAAGATACGTATTCCATATATGAAGATATATGACCCTTTTGCAAATGAAGAGAAAGTTCTCAATATGCAGGAGTTTGAAGAGTATAGGCAGGAGCCAATTGTAATTATAACAGCTCCAGATGGACAAAACATCTATACAGACAAACCTACTGTAACAGGATATGTTCAAATGCATGAGCAGTTTGGTGATACTTTTCATATGATGCCAGACCCAATTACAGGACAGCCAATACCAATGAGGGGTGAAGAGCATGAAGGCAGTATACCTAACAGCACTACCCACATTGATATTGCTACAAAGGGACATCTAATAGACGATAAAAAGATTTTAGCAAATAATATTGAGATAACAAATATAAAACAATGTGTTTGTATAGGGGATCAGATGCTGTATGAAGCGATTCTTCCTGTAGAAGAGTATCCAATAGTACCCTTTATGAATGGATTCAATAGAAATCCTTATCCAGTTAGTGATGTTAGACTGGTAAAAGGACTACAAGAGTACATTAATAAGATACGTTCATTAATTGTAGCTCACGCATCTAGTAGTACAAATGTAAAACTTTTAATACCACGTGGTGCAGTTAACAAAACACAAGTAGAACAGGACTGGGGAAGAGCAGGTACTGCTGTAATAGAGTTTGACCCAGAGTTAGGTAGTCCTATTGTAGCATCACCAGTACCCTTGCCAAACGAATTATACAAAAATGAAGCTGATGCGAAAGCAGACATAGAACGAATATTGGGAATATACGCTTTAATGCAAGGGGATCAGGGGGCTGCACCACAAACATTTAAAGGAACAGTCGCATTAGATGAATATGGACAAAGACGTATTAAGTCTAAAAGAGATGATATTGAAGAAGGTTTAAATCAATTAGCTAGTGTTGTTGTGGGATTAATACAATATGTATACACAGACCAAAAAGTTATGAGATTGATGCAACCTAATAACAAACCAAAAGAAATAGTAGTTAATAGTCCTCTATATGATGATATAGGGAATGTGGTTGGTAAGATGAATGATATTACTGTAGGTAAGTATGACATTATTGTTTTATCAGGTTCAACACTCCCAAGTAATCGCTGGGGAAGATTTGAGTACTATATGCAGTTATATCAAAGTGGTCTTATAGACCAGATAGAAGTATTAAAGCAGACAGATGTTGCTGATATGGAAGGAGTCCTTGAAAGAGCAGGACAAATGCAACAACTACAACAGCAGGTACAAAGCCAAGATGAAGAGATTAAGAAGCTGAAAGGTGACCTGCAGACTGCACAAAGAGAATCACTACACGATAGAAAGCGTGTAGAGGTCAAAGAATTTGAAAAGAAACTTGCCAAAGCTGAAGCAAAAGTGGAAATGGCGGCAAAGTTATACCAGACAAGATTGGGTGATGAGTTAAAGAATGCCAAGAATGAGATGGCAGATGTTGGAGATAACCCACAACGTCAAATGAATGAACGCATATTAAGTCTGGAAGAAAATTGAGGAAGCGGTTGCTGGAATTAACCAAATCGCAAAGGAAATAGTAATATGGAAAAATTGGAAGTACGTGATGCTGGTAGTGCTCCTACACAAGATGTAGAGATGTTTCAAGGCGAAATAGCCAACGAAATACCTTCAGGTGAAATCCCACAGGATGCACCTTCTACACCTGAACAGGAAGCAGCACCAATTACAGAAACTGAGGGAAATGGAGTCGACCCTAAAGACGACCAGAGTCGGTATGAGTACTGGCAGTCACAGGCAGATAAAGCCAAGAGTGAGCTGTCTGGACTTAGAGAAGAACTGGACTACTACAGGAATAGTTTAACACCTGTAGAGAATATGCTTAGGCAAAATCCAGAGGTTCTTGATAGTCTAGAAGCTAAACTCTCCAATGGAGTACCTGCTGAGCAAGGAGTTCAGCAAAATTCATTGAAGGAGCCAATAGAACCTGAAAGACCAGTCAATTATAACGAAGTTGATGCTTTTAATGACCCAGAGAGTGGGTCATTTAAGTATCGAATGGCTAAAGAGCAGTACAGAGATCAGTATTTAGACTATCTCAAGAATGTGGACAGGAATAGAACAATGCAAATGGAACAACAGTACCAACAGCAGATGGCTATACAACAGCAAAATGCTATGAGACAACAAGCTCATAGTCATGCTGTGAACAACTATGGATGGGAAGCCAGTAAGGCTAACGAGTTCATAGATTGGGCTAGTTCTCCTGAAAACCTGAATCTGGACAACTTGGCTAAATTGTTTGAATTGAGATCAAATACAAACCCAGTAGTGCAACAAAAAACACAAGAGATGCAAAATCAGGCAGAGCGTTTAAGCGTTCCTAAAGCTGCAGCGGTGCAGACAGGAAAAGCAGAGCAACCTCGTTCTGATGAGCAACTCTTTAATGATTTTCTACTGAATAAGTAATTGATTTTAGTAAAAAAAGGAGTTACAAATGGCAGCTACAGAAAAGCAGCTATATAACGGGGGTTCTGGAAGTGTACTTTATACGGATAGACGAGATTTCTATGTCGATCCGCAAGTCACTAAGGAACTTTGGACAGACGTTGCTCCGTTTACTACGATGGTTAGTAATCGTGAAATGCGTCAGGTACCAGACCCCATTTTCAAAATGTTTGAACACAGGAATCCTTGGGTAAAGCAAGAGTTTCAAGCAGCAGAAGGAGCAACATTAGATAATAATGATGATGGAGATAGTTTAGAAGTTGATAATGCTTCTAATTTAGCATCTGCACCAGATGCCTCTTGGATTGGATTGGCTTGTGAGATATGGGATTCTACAAAAACAACTAATAGAGGAATTGCAATTATTACAGCGATACCAGAAGCAAATCATATTACTGTTAAAGCAGTAGAGGGAGCTATTTCAGTTTCTAATAATGATTATTTTTGCGTTGTAGGTAATGCACACGGTGAAGGTAGTTCTGCACCAGATGCATGGGCAGATGAGCTATCAGTTGTTTATAACTCTTGTCAGATTTTTAAGACCCCTTTACAAGTAACAGGTACGCTTCAAGCTGCTGTTCTTCGTGGAGAATCTTCAGAATTGGCTAGATTACGTAGACAAAAAGCCCAAGAACACAAAATGCAGAAAGAGAAAGCTTTCTTATTTGGCACAAGACTTGGTGGAACTGATTTAGCTGATGCTAGAGATGGTGCTACTGCAGAAGCTTTTGCAGATGGTGGAAGAACAGACGCTGCTGGAAACCTCATTAGGACTACTTATGGAATCGTAAGTGCTTTAAATAAGTATGGTTCAAGTAGTTCTTCAGATGATCATGAGAATGTTTTTACTATATCTGAAGCAAGTTATTCTTATGGAGAATTTGTTGATGATATGGAAAAAGTTTTCCAGTATGTTCCTGAAGCAGGTGTTAAACGTGCATTCGTTGGAGCTGGTGCTCTTGGATATTTTTCTAAGATGGCTGGTTCTTCTGGAATGGCAGGAAGTTCAGGTTGGACTGTTAATCTGGGTGACATGAAGCGTGATTCATTAGGATTTAACTACAGAGTACTTGAAACTCCACATGGAATGGTGCAGTTGATTCCAACTCCAGCATTGCGTGGTCAGTATAACAAGTATATGGTAATTGTATCTGATGAAAATCTGTTTCATGCACAGTATAGACCAGCTCAGTATCAGGCTAATATTAAAACTGATAATGCCTTTGATGGTGTTAAAGACCAATATATGTCTGATGAAGGACTAGGTATACAGCTAATTGAGAGTCACGCTCTGTTTAAGATCACAGCGTAAGGAGGCATATTATGGCTAGACCTTATTTAGGTGGTTCAAGTGCGGGTGTTGAGTCAATTACGGCAGCAACAACTATTGGAAGTTCAGATCATGGTAAAGTGTTTATGGTGTCTTACGCTGCGACTGGCAGTAGTATAGGCTCTTATCAAATTACCATACCAACTCCAGCAAATGCTGGAGAGGGATTTAGTTGCAAATTTATTGTTAGTTCTGCAACTATTTCTGATGAAGCTGGTGAAGACGTTGTTATAAACGATGGTACAAATGATACTATGGTTGTTAACTACGTTGACGCAGCTGATAGTGGTGCTGTTTCTGTTGTTCATGATGCAGCAGCAGATACTGTAGGTTTTGATCATACTGCTAAAAAAGGCGATTGGATTGAAATCTTTACAGATGGAACAACATGGTACTGTAACGGACAGAGTGGTGCTGATGGTGGAATATTAGTAGCAACTTAACAAGTAACTAAAAGAGTGAGGGGCTTTATGCCCCTCCTCTTGCAGGAAAAATTATGGCAAAAAAGAAAACAGTAAAAAAGAAAGCGGTCAAACCGAGTAAAAAAAAAGACCCCGTTCTAGAGGCTCTAAGAAAGCCTATTAAGATTTTATAAAAAATGGTGGTGCCGAGAGAAGTGTACTCAGAGTTCGTGAAACCGATGCGGATCAAGGTGCCACCTAAGCTTTAAATAAATATGTATCAAACATTTGCAACAAGAATACAAGATTTAGTAGGAACAGCAGTTAGTGATAACAATGCACTTACTGAGTGGTTAACTGAAGAAGCTGCTAATGCTATAAACATTATGAGTCCAGAAATGCTTATATCAGCATCATCTACTCATAGAATGGGAGACGCAGAGCAGTTAAATAATACTACTAAATCTGTTCAATCTACAATTGATAGTTCAACTACTACCCTTGTATTAAATAGTGGTAGTCCAGCTCATATGAAAGTTGGTTCTATACTTGCTTTTAAATCAGGTTCAGATTTACAGACAGAAAGAGTAAAAGTTACAAATATATCAGGAACAAGCGTTAAAATTCAAAGAGCTGTTAATGGAACAACTGCAGCTAGTATTACTGGTGGTTGGAATATATATGTAGCTCTTGAAAAAACATTTAATACTAGAAAGTTTAAATTACTTGAAGTAAATAGAGATGGAATAAGTGCGAGATTAATATCTAGTGGATTAAACAAACAATCTCTTGATTCAAGTTCTATTCATTATGTAACAGCAAATGCTCCAGCTTATTTTATTAAAAGTGGAAATATTCACATTAGACCTTATGTAAAAGATTATGAACAAGGTGAAATAATAGGATTAACATATCCAGTTGTTAAATATAGTTTTAAATCTACTACAGACCTTCCAATAGAGTGTGAAGACTTTATAGTAATAGGTGCTGCTAGAAAATATTTAATTAGACATATGTATGAAGAGTTTGCTCAGTTACCTGCTGGAATAACAATTCCTGTAGTTGGTGGCGATGCTACAGATTTAACATCTTTACAAGATTTAGATACTGATAATACAATTGATGTCCATGCTGACCAAATTGAATACGACCAGTGGTTTGCTACGGCTGCTCATTTAATTGAAGATGAGGAAGATGTTGAATTAGCATCAGCTCAATTGCAAAAAATTGGAACGTATTTACAAGCTCATCAAGAAGAATTAGCTACAAAAAACACAGTATTTTCTAGTGCATTACAAAGAGCAACTACTAAATATAATTGGTTTATGGCTCAATATGATAAATTAACATTAATGTATAATGAAAAAGCACAAATACTTAGAGGGGTACAAGCATGACCCAAAAGCAGATGATAGAATTAATTCAGACTCATCACCCAGATATGGGAGTAACAGAAGCTAGACTATATTTAAACAAGGCTTTAAAAGAGTTTTGCAGAGAAACAAAAATATTATCAGGTTCTACAACATTTTCTACTGTAGCAGATCAAAGGTATTATGACCTTGATTCTAAAGTTCTTGAGATAACAAGAGTAGATGTAGATGATTATAGAATAGATAGACTAGTAGGATTACCAGAGAAATCAGATGTCAGTTAAAACAACAGCACAAAACCACAAGTGGTGGATTAAAGATGGTAAGATAGGACTTGCAAAAGGTTCTAATGATACAGCAACAGATTATATATCTCCATCAGCAGTACATACAGTACGCTATCATTATATAAAACGAGATGAAGATTTTACAGAAGCTACTGTAGATGGAATTGGTATGACTGAAAGCCCTGCTATTCCAGAAGAATTTCATGAAACATTAACTCATTTTGCAATAGCAAGGGGTTATGAAAAAAAGCCAGAAATGATAAATAGTGCAATTTATTTTAGAAATCTCTGGCAACAAGAATTAAACAAAGCTAAAAAAGAAGCAGACATAAATAAAGATGGTACTGCTTATTTTGTACAAGGCTATGATTTTTAACCAATATGACCATGAGACAGTCACGCTCGGTAAGTCATAAGACAGGAGAAACAAGATGACAATGCATAAATACTCAGTAAACGAATCAAATAATATCGGCTTAGGACAAGCTGGATCAATCTTAGAAACAGGAAATACTGCTGTATCTGGTAAAGAGATAGTAGCAATAACCTTTCTAGAGGATTCAGTATTTAGTGTTCTTACACCTGAAAGTGGAACAAGTCAATACATAGGAAACTCCAACAACAATGGAGATAGTACTGCAAGTGTTACTTTTCCACAAGGAGTTACAATCTTTGGTCGCTGGTCTGCGTTTACTTTGTCAAGCGGTTCAGTAGTAGCATACTTAGGCTAGATCAATGCTGGGATTAGGCAGCAGTCTAGCTAAGGGGGGAGCATCCCTCTTAACTTATGTTAAGGACAACCTTAAACTATACCTCGACTTCAAATCAAGTAAGTCAGACACCCTCAAGTTTCCTTGTGAAGGTTCAACTGCATTTGTAGCTGGAAGTAGTCAGTATATATCTATAGCCAATGATAGTTCTTTAACTTTCACCACTGCTTTATCAGTTTCATGTTGGGTTAATTTTACAACTGCATCTGGAGACCAGACATTTATAGCAGATTGGGATTATAATAACAATGGAAGGAGTTTTCAATTTAGATGGAATGATGACTCTACTGATAAATTAGAATTTCATGTTTGTGGTGATGGTAGTACAATAAAAACAAATACAGTTGACTGGACTCCAACAGCTGGTAAATGGTATCATTTAGTTGCTACTTATGATGCTGGTACAAGTAAGATATATATAGATGGTGTCTCTCAAACAGTAACTGCTGAAGCAAGTCAACCTACATCTTTACATTCTTCAAGTGATCCTATCTTAATTGGTGCTACTGGAGATGCAACTACAAGAACAAATTATATGAATGGTAAACTTGCTAATGTAGCTCTTTGGTCAAGAGTCTTATCCCTCGAAGAAATCAACTCTGTAATGAGAAAGAACTACAGTCAGTTAAAATCTGTAGAAAAGACAAGTTTAGTTAGTTGGTGGAGTCTTGATGAAGAAGTTGCAGACAGTACACAATTACTTAATCAAGCAAGTTATTTTTATGATGCAGATGATTGGCTTGGATATGGTGGTGGAACATTTGATGATGCTGGAGGAACTCATATAGCTGTAACTGCTGGGACAATTACTGAACATGAGCTGGGTGGGTACTTATATACTAATGTTGCATATATGAATGGAACATCCTCTAATTGGTATGTTGGTGGTAGATATAGATTAATATCAACTACAACAAGTTCTATTGGCTCAACTACTTCTGGGTTAAGTGTATATGGATTTAGAGTAGCCAGTGCAGAGGATAAATTACCATCTGGAAGCTCTGTACATGATTTTACTGGTGCAACAAATATACATAATTTATCTTTTTTTAGATTTCACGATATGGCTCAAGGAGAAACACTTACAACAACTTTAGAGATATATCATTTATTAGCAAAAGATCAACATGGTTCAAATAATGGTAGGCAATATGGCACAGGAATAACTGCTGGAACGCAAACTTTAGGCAGTGCTGATAGCCCTACAGTATATGGTGGTAATGCTCCAGTTCTTCCAAGAGCAGTAGATGTCGCAAGAGAAGGTGAAGCAGAGGCTATTGGAGATGGGAGTGCTTTGTTTGTTAAATCAAATACAGATTATATAGAAACCAGTTCAAATATTGGAATAAGTGGCTCTCAAGCAAGAACAGTTACAGCTTGGGTAAATGGAAATAATGCAACAGACCATCAAAAAATAGTTTCTTGGGGTGCAAATACTTCTAATAATATGTTTATGCTTGAAAGAAGAAATGATGATGATTTATATCTTGATGTACACGGAACAAATTTAGATTCTGGAGTTGATATAACTGATGGAGAATGGACACATATAGCAGTTACTTTTGATGGCACAAATAAAATTATTTTATATAAAAATGGAATTAATGTTGGTGAATCAACTTCGTTTAGTTCTGTTAATACTACTGATAGTGTTGTCAGTATTGGAAGAAAAGGTTCTGGAGCAGATACTCATTATTACGATGGATACCTATCTCAAATAGGAATCTGGGCTGGAGCATTAACTCAAGCACAAATCCAATCTGTTATGGAAAGCACAAGCTATGACAAGATACCAGCAAGTGTTAAGAGTACATTAGGTAGTGAGTTATCCAATAAAGATTTTACAGGATGGACATTAGATGGTAGTTCAAATTGGTCTGCATCTTCTGCAACATCACTTGCACATACTGCAAGTGCATCTGGTTTTGCATCAAGTACATTTTCTACATCAAGTGGAAAGTTATACAAAGTATCTATTACTATAAATAGTGGTCAAACAGGCACATATAAATTAAAAATTGGTGGCAGTGGTTGGCTATATGATCCTGTAGATGGAAATGATACTTGGTCTGGAAGTTATACTTTTTATACATCAGAAGCTGGTAGCTCATCAAATGGATTAAAAATATATGCCCCAAGTGATTTTGTTGGAACATTTACAGATATATCAGTCAAAGAAGTCACTAGCGACCTCGTAGGATACTGGGCTTTGGATTCAACAGAAAATAATTTAAATGTTAAAAATGTAACTCCTAATTCACTTGGTGAAAATTTAGGTGCTGAAGAATTTAGAGGAAGCTATGCACCTAAACCATATTTAGGAAGCGATTGGGAAATTACTGGAGGAAGTGCGAGTGTTACTGAAGATTCATCAACAAGATATGTTACTTTTATTACAACAGTTGCTGAATTTAGTAGTGAAAATCAACATAGAGGCGGTAAAATTGAATTTACTTCAGCCAATGCGGGTATGCTAACAGGAAGTGCAGTTGCAAACCAAATATACAAAATAGTTGTTAGTGGATATATGTCAGAAACAAATGGTCAATCAGTAGCATCATATCCTTCATTATATGCGGGTACTTATCAATATGAAAGTGCAGATGTTTGGACTACAGAAGAAACAACAAAAACATATTACTTTACTGCATCTCACGCAAATAACGATACTTTTTATCCGTCATACAATATGAAAGCGGGGCAACAATTTACTCTTACTGGAATAAGTGTTAAAAAAGTAAATGGAAATTATGGGAGTTTAATCTAATGGCTACAACAATTTCATCTGGAAGAGCAAATAGTCCACACTTAACTGCAAACATCGCAGATCATGGCACTATCTATGGTGGTCGTGGACTTAAATTTGATGGTGTTAGTGATTATTTAAATTATAACACAAGAGTTTCTATTACTGATGGGGATGACTGGAGTTTATCAGCTTGGGTAAGTCCTCTTTCTAATAAAATAGGAACAATATGGGGGCAATCTCACGGTGGATATGGAGTACAATTAATAGTATATGATGATGGTGCAGTTTATCTTCAATGGAGGGATAATGGTAATAGTGCAAGACAAGTAGCATCAGGGCAATGGGCTGTTACTGTGGGTAACTGGACACATATTGCAGCTACTTGGGAAAGTCAAACAAAAGTAGTTCTTTATATTAATGGTGAAAATATTGCCGAACATACAACAACTGCTGATATTAGATTAAATTCTGTTGGTGATAGAGATGCAACAACCAGACAAGAATTTTTAGACCAGAGATACCCAAATATTATTATATCGGATGTAAAAAGATTTGATACTGCACTTACCGAAGCACAAGTACAAGAACTTTATTTAAAGCCAGAACAATCTGCTCCAAGTGCAGTACAAGCAAACTTAAAACAATGGTTTCCTATGTGTGAGGGTAATCCAGATTCTCCTCAAAGTATAGTGTATGACCATAGTGAGAAGAAGTTGGGTAGTGAATTAGTAGGTGACCCATCTTTTGATGTAGGTGGTGGTGATAATATTATTATAAGCAATGCAACTGATGCAGAAGTTACAAATGGTGCTTTAGAGTATACAGATGGTTCTGCTTGTGATGTTACATTTGAAAAATCTAATGCTAATATTCTTACAAGTGGAAAACTATATAAATTTGTATTTACAATAGCTGATTCACTAAGCACTGGGGCAAGAATTAAAATTACTTTTGATGAAAATAGTGGAACAGCTGATAGTTATTCAGACCATCAAAATTACACCGATGGTACTCATACTGTATATACAATACCAAACACAACTGCTGCAATAATAAATATAAGTGCTTCAAGTCCAACATTTAAAATGACAGATGTGTCAATCAAAGAAGTCCTCATGGGCAACCACGCTACTACAAATTTCTTTGGGGATGAGTTAGTTACTTATCCAAGTTTTGACACAGTTACTGAACACGCGACTAATAACAATTCTTGGATTGATGATACTTTAGATGGTAGTCAAGAAGCAGAACTTACTCAAAACACAAGTTCTGGAAATGCAAGAACTGGAAGTAATTCTGGTGCAGTAGCAATGGAAGCTACTACTTGTTATTTATCTTATAGAAAAACAGACCTTACTGCTGGTAAGACTTACTATTCTGAAATATATATAAAGTCGGGTTCGGGTTCTGGAACAGGAAGAATGGTAATTGGAACAGCATCAAGAGGAGAACAAGTTTCACCAAGTGAAGCACCCGCTGTTGATTTTAATACATCTGGGTGGTCAAAAATTTATGCTACTTGGGTAGCAAGTCAAGCAGAGCAATTTATAACTATTATATTTACTAATGTAGCTAATGCTGAAACACATTATATAGATGACTTTTCTCTCAAAGAAGTAGGTATATCCTCATCTGGCTTTGCTACTGCTGATTCAGAACCAACGATACCACAAGTGCCTTTGTTGAGATACAATGAGAAGATGGTCTTTGATGGTATTGATGATGTTGTAACGACTGCTAATAATATTGGAATAAGTGGTTCTCCAAAATTTACTATGGCTTGTTGGTTTAGAATAGATAAGAATAATGAATATCCTATGTTAATGTCAAGTGGAGCAATAACGGGGCATAATGAAAATAGTCTTTATGTTAATGGTAGTAGTGGAGCTTACGAACTTGGTTGGGGAAACCAACACGGAGATGGTGACTTTACAAATGCTTCTGGTAGTGCAATAGAATCAGATACTCTTTATCATGGTGCTGTTACTTTTAATGGTAGCAATACAATAAAAATTTATGTAAATGGAATATTAGATGGTACAAAATCAGATGTCAGCAATGTTAATATAACTGATAGTGTTTTATATATAGGGAAACGAGCAAATGGTTTATTTCTTGATGGTTTAGTAGATGAAGCTTGTGTTTTTAATGATGAACTCTCTGCTACAGAAGTCCAAGAATTATTCAACGATGGTGTTGCTTTAGATGCTAACTCTCATAGTAAAAAAGATAATCTTTTAGGATACTGGCGTAATGATGGGATTAGTAGTTGGATAGATAGAACTAATATAAAAGCAATTAGTTTTGATGGGACTGATGATAAAATTGCAATAGATGGTGTTGTGAATGATATAAATACTCAAACTGGAACAATAAATATTTGGTGTATGCCAATAACTGGTAGTGCTGGTACAGATGTTGTGTTTTCATATAATGATAATAATGCTCGTAGTGATATGATGTTTAGATATAATTGGGATCATAACAGAATAGAAGCTGGGTTAGCACAAAGCGGTTCTCAAAAATGGTACACTTATTCTGGTACAAATAGCGTAAGTAGTCATCTTAATTCTTGGAACATGATAACATTAGTTCATGATGGTTCTGCTCCTATATGTTATGTAAATGGAGTGGATATAGAATGGACTGTTGCAGGTACTGACCATACTTTTTGGTTTGGAGATATGTCTGGAGTAGATAAGTGTGCTTTTGGATTGTGGCAATACACTTCAGATGATAATGAATTTTTAGGGTACATTGGTCGTTCTGCTGTGTGGGATACAAATTTATCTGCATCTCAAATATCAGCCATATATGCTTTAGGAAGACATGGTGACTTAACAGCCAGTTATAGCAGTAATCTTAAAGGATTTTATTTAATGGATAAAGACCATGCTACTCCAGATGCTACAGGAAGTAATGGAATAATAGATAGAAGTGGAACAGCTAATCACGGAACAATAACAGGAGCTACATTTCTTGGTACTAACAATGGCACACCCGCTGGTACTCCAGAATCTATCGTAGTTCGTGAGGGATTAAACTCAAACAAAGATGGATTAGGATTTCCGTTTAATACAGATACAAGAGATTGTTTAAGGTTAGATGGTGCAAGTGAATATTTAACTGTCCCAGATACAAAAAGTTTAAGAATTACTGGCGGTCTTACTGTTGAGGCTTGGGTGAAAACAACAGACAATGGTTGCTATATTGTTGGTAGAGATGATAATAGTGATAGGTCTTTTTATCTTGCAATTATAGGAAATAAAGCAAGATTATTTGTTACTGATGGTTCTTCAACTGCTTATGATGATGGTGCAACATCTGTTAATGATGATAATTGGCATCATTTAGTTGGGGTTTATGTCCCATCAACAAGTATTACAATATATGTAGATGGTTCTTCTGATGGTGTAAATACATCAAGTATAGTTTCAAGTTTAAATTCTGCAAGTGAACCAGTTATTATTGGTTCAAAAGGAAACTTCTCAAGTACAGAACTTTTTCATGGGCTTATTGATGAAGTAAGAATTTACAATAAAGCATTATCAGCTACTGAAGTATCTAAAAACTATAAACATGGAAAAGGTAAACACAAAAACTCATAGGTAACATTATGTATCCAACTTATTTAATATTAACAAAAGCAATCTGGGAAGGTAAACTCCCAGCTAAACTAAAGACTGCTGATAGATTGTCTTGGAATGAGTACACATATAAGGATGTGGAAAAGACTGGCAAAAGGATGGTAAACAAATATGATTACTACCCATCAGATGATAACACAAAAGCTGAAATAAAGGCTTATATGGACGATTGTGACGTAGATTATTCTTCAAGCGATACCAAAGCTGAGTTATTAGAAAAACTAATGGCAGAGCCTCATTCTATACCACAAGTTGAAGAAGAGTATACATACACAATTCAAGAAGTAGATACGACTACATTACAAAACCCAACTTGGAAAGAATCAGCATTTCAAAATGGTAAACTTGGCAGTCCAAGATGGAATAATGATGAAAGTAAAGTAATTGTAAAGTATGAACTACCTATACAAGATGGAACATTAGATGCAGTTAGTGGAGTAAGTGGTATTACTGCGATGAGTCATAGTGAGGCTATTGAAGAAATGAAAAAGGATGAGTGGAGTGGGGAATAGAGGAAACTCTTTGGCAGAATTTGCTGTTACGATGGCTATCATGGCTACTCTTGCTACAACTGCCGCTCCTGCTTTTAGTCGTATCGGTGAAGGAGCTAAAGCAAAACAAACAAGAGCCAATCTTGAAAAGATTACAAAAGCATCTTCTATGTGGTACAATCAACAAGTAGAAATTAATGGTATGGGTAGATTTCCAAGCCAAGCACATAGAACAAGTAGTATTGGAGTATTGGTAGATGATAATAACAATAGAAGAATTGAAGTGGAAGAGTTAGTAGATGCAGAGTTTGTTCCTGTATTCGATGATACAAGTTTTTTACACTTATTTGATAATGATACAATTAAGAGTCCTTACCAAGATGGTCGTTATGAATATGCCATTATTGGTGGCTCTGGTACAGGCAATAGTATTGTCTCTCCGATATTCGTGGTAGTAGATACAGAGAAGCCTCAAGATTTTTACAAGTATTATAAGCCTTGAAAAAGAATGAAAAAATATTATTGGGAAGCTGGATTGCTTTGCTAGTTATGATATTAGTAATGATTACTACTTTTACAGGATGTAATGGTGGATGGTCTATTGGTGGGGTGCAAATAACACCATCCGATTCTGTAGAAATATCTTATTTGGTAATAGTAGATCAAGATAGTTTACAGCATTGGTATAAACCAAGTATTGAAATGGGAGATAATTATTGCTATAGGCATCATATTTGGGAAGACGTGAGAAGGAAGAGTGAGTGATAAGCCAAAGACAGCGAGGAGTTATAGGGCGGGAGTTATTGATGATAACTTTTCCATCCATATTAACATTAAGTGGCTTGGTCAATTGTTTGTGGCTATCGCTGGTCTTATTTATGGATACTTACAAATTACGAATAGAATTGCAGAACTTGAGCGAGGAATGGAACTTGCTACTACCAGCATTGAAGAGCTTGTAGATAAACATATGATTGAAGAGCAAAAAGAAAGAGCAGAGATGGAAGAGCGTATATCCTTCTTTGAAAAAGAATTGAACCTAAATCCATTTAGTTGGAAAAGGAAAAAGAAATGACATCTGAAGTAATAACATTAATACAAGAGTTGGGCTTTCCAGTTGCTATTAGCGTTGGGTTAGCTTTTGCTTTATATAGTGTAGTAAGATTTATTTTAAAAGAAAAAGTAGAAGACACTTTAAAAAGATTTGATGAAAAGCATGAAAACTTGCAACATAGATTAGATATAATTATGGATGAAATGGGCAAGTTAAAAAAATGGAATGCAGAAATTAAATCTGATTTAAAAGTTTATATTGATTTAACAATGAGGAATAAATAATGCCAATGCCATTCCATTGCATTGAGTGTGATAAGCCAATTAACCAAGCATTAAATGGTGTTTGTGATGAATGTAAAGAAAAAGAGGAATAATGGATTTTCTAGCAGTTTACTCAGAAGCGGGTATGATAGGTGTCGTAGGGGCTATGTTTTGCTTTATGGTTTACTCTATGAACAAAAGAGGAAACGAACAAGCGGAAGCATTACAAAATTTAAAGATAGAAAATAAGGGACAATCTGAAACACTTGAAAATATGGAAGGAATGATTATTAAGTTAATTAACAGATGGAATCAATCCGATGATAAGCTTGATAGAAAGTTTGATAGCATTACAAAAGAAATTAATGACTTAGATAATCAAGTTTCAGAAATAAAAGGAAGCTTATCAAGAGTAAATGGAAAACATGGATAGTATAAAAGTTACTGGAATAAGTACTAGCTTAGGTGTGGTTTATTGGACAGATATTATATCAGGTGTCTTAATGTGTATTATGTTTGCAATCCAAATTTATTATTTATATTTAAAAACAAAAAAGATAAAGGAGTCTTAAATGGACTGGTTAAACTTAGAAAACGCAGCATACTTACTTGCAATAATACTTGGTGGTATGGCTACTATGGTAGCTACTAAGTATAGAATAATCTTGAAAGAGATAAAGGAAGTAGCTGAGAAATACCATGAAGCATCTAAAGATGGTAAGATAAGTAAAGCAGAACAACAAGCTATTGCAAAAGAATGTATGGATGTACTATCTGCTGCAGTTAAACTTGTGTGGAAGTTTTAAATGCCAAGATTC